TATCGTAAGATTGAATACAGTGTGTAACTAAAGGTAAATCATCTTTCTCCCAATCGTTCCACCATTCTCTTTTTATAATTGCACCTTCTTCTGATGTTGGGTTTTGTTGATACTGTGCATTAAATTTATTTACACCAGCTGAAGCTTTAACTGCTTCAAAATCTTCTAACTTCCAATATTCTGGCCACACAGGTTTTCCATTTGGTAAAATTGCAGGGAACTCTATGATGTCCCACTTGTCTGCATTTTCATCTGCTTGAGAATTAACTAATTTTGCAGTTAGATCTTTAGTTGACCAACGAGTCATAACTACAACAATACGACCACCAGGTTGTAAACGTTGTCTTGGTCCTGATGTATACCATTCGTAAGCTGCTTCAAAAGCTGTGGTCTTGTTGCTTGCTCCATCTTGCTCTGAGTGTGGGTCATCAATAATTAATAAATCTGCACCCCTTCCGGTTACAGCACCTTTGACACCGACAGCAAAGTATTCACCTTGTTTAGAAGTATTCCAGCGTCCTGCAGCTTTAGAGTCTTCTTGTAATCTTGTAGAAAAAATTTTTTGATAATTTTCTGAGTCGATCAAATTTTTTGTCTTACGACCAAAACTAATTGCAAGTTCTGCTGTGTGGGTTGCTTGAATAATTTTTAATTTAGAATTTTTACCAATCATCCATGCAGGCAAAAAGTAAGACGCAAATTCTGATTTAGTATGCCTAGGTGGCATATTAATAATTAAACGAGTAATTTCTCCAGATGCTAATTTATTAAATTTTTCTGAGATACGTGCGTGGTGGGACCCCTCTATAAATTCAGGCCACATTTGTTTTACAAAAGATAAGAAATCAGAGTGAGCCTCTTTTCTATCAGCAGCTTCATCAGCATTAACTAAATCTTCTTTCAGCTTTCTCCGTTTGATAGGATCTTTTATTTTATTAATTTTTTCTAATGTTAGCATTGTTTTTCAAATGATAATCTATTTAACACCTAAAACTATTCAAATCAAACTATATAGGGTATGTCTGGGACCCCTACTACACGGCACCCCTTACGATTTTTTAACAAAGCTATAACGGCAGTAATAATTCCTATTGGGACCTCTATTAGGGTGGGTCCCGCCCACATGCTCTTCTCTAGGCGACCCATTTTGGTCGCCTAGTCTATTGACTTATCCTAGAATATCCTAGGCTATTTTTTTATAACAAACCGCTTTGCCAGTGATGAAGTCACCAGGAATATTTACGTGTCCTGTTCTATGCATCCATCTGAACCAAGCATTTGTTGCACGTAGATTTTTGACAGAGCTTTTAAACTTACCCTCTTCATCAATCCATATGTCAAACGTTCTATTTGATACAGACTTATCATAGCCTGATAAACGTTCCACTGTGCTGCATCCGATTAGTTTGTATAATTGTTCCAACGTTGGTTTAGCTGGCGCTTCGAATACTGTCTCAGTATTGTCAGCATCATTGTCCCAAACGTGAACGTGGTATTTTGCTTTTGTCATTTGCCCCCTCTTTGGTTTATTAGTCTTTTAACTGACGCGTCTTTTTTTATTCCTTCGTCAGTAGTTGTTTCGTAGATCTTTATTAAATTTGCTCTAGCAGCCGGAAGATAAACATCATTGTTCATATCCTCTAACTCATTTAATAAATTTAAAATTGGCTGTATCTTCTCCCAATTAAAATTATGATCTATCCATTTTTCTTTTTTAAGTTCTTCAAGTTCCTTGATCGCTTGATCAATTCTAATGATAAACTCATCGTGAACTGCCACTCTCGTTTCATCATTAACCAAATCTTGAAGCCTCCACCACGGATCTTTTTGTTTGCCCATTTGTCCTCCGTTTTTGTTCATGTAATAATCCTACAATATCCTAGATACATTGCAAGTAAATAATGTGTTCATTTTGGGTTTTTCTTTTTTCCCCCCCGGGTGGGTCCCGCCCACATGCTCTTATCTCGGTTCTTGACCCAAAGTGAACAGCTCACGCTACTTCCACGGCTTGTCCACTTTGGGCTTTTATAAGTTAAGCTGACTTTTTGTCGGCTTTATCTTGGACAAAGGACTTATAAAAAATTTGTTGGACTTTAAATTGAGAATAACACCAATCATATTCTTTTGGTGTTATGCTATTCAAAGTGTCCTTTGCCTCTTTACACTTTCTTGCGTCTTCTAAATTATTAAAAGAACCAACAACTGAAACATCAACTTTATAAGGGTTGTCATTTAGTTTTTGCTCTTCTACTTTTAGAACTACGAATAGTACATTTGCTTCCATGTTTATTTCTCCTTTCATGACTTGACAATACAGGAAATTAATGTAATGTCAAGGATAGAAAGGAGGAAATATGAAATTAAATAAAGGTGATAAATTTATCGCAACGTGGACACCTGAAACGATAAATGGTCAAGAGAATATGCAAGGTCAAAGCATATCAAGAAAAGGGACATGGGACGATAAATCAAAAATTGAAAAGCATAAAAAGACGGGCAGATTGTATATGACTTTTTGGGATAGAGATCAAGAAAGGTACACGACTGCCAACGCTGAAATTGTATCAGTATCAGCTAACATATTTCAGAGTGAATAATGGCTGAAACTATCGCAAGATTATTAATGATACTAGTTGGCTTTATGGTTGCAATGCTAGGATTGATTTACGCAATCCACACGCAAGATGTTTATTTAGGCATTTTGATTTCAGTTGGAGGTGTTGCGTCAATGTTAGGTGGGCTACCACAATGAGTCTTGATCACAGGTTGGCTTTAATGCGATTTAGCATTGTAATAAGTTGATCAACGTCCTGTGATCTTGAGCCCTGGTCCATTGTCAAGAATACTCTTTAGAGTCTTCCGGGTGGACCTTGAGCTCTGATCCGCTGGTTTACTGATTGTGTAATCAGATGCATCGTCCAGCGGATCAGGGGTCAAACAACGAGCGTGACCTAGTTTGAGGTGCGGGGTCATCGATATACTAGTAATCTAGTTATGTTCGCCCTCAAGGTTTGACCAAGGAACAAGTTAGTGAGGACTCACATTGGTGATAATCTAACTTGTTCCTACTAAAAAAAAGGGTGGGTCCCGCCCGCAAGCACTTAGCCCAAAATGAACACAATAGAGTTGACAGGTCCGTGGATCTAGGATATTAAAGGATTATGAATAAGAAAGAAATTATAGAAGAGATAAAAACAATCTTAAAAGATTATCACTATGATAGTGATACAGAAAATATGTCTAAAGATGTTGTTATCGCTTTAGAGAATTTAGTTAAGAACTAAACTTGAGCCCTGATCCCTACTTCCGCGCGCGCGTAGAAGTGGTTATGCATAACCCGTAGGGATCCGGGGTCAAGCACCTGTCTCGTATGGACAGCAGGCCTGTCGCTCGAGCTATTAAAATAAAGCACGCCGGCCTCGGTGTGCTTGGCCAAAACAGAAAGGTAAAACATGCAAGTAGTTAAAGAAAGAATCAAAACAGTTAGAGACAAAGAAGGACGAAGAGAGACGTGCAAAGAACAGCTTCGCAGGATGTGCAAGGACATTGCAGACAGCATCAGCGAACCGTTAAAAAGAACAGACGGAGAAACAGGAGAGAAGCGTGCAGAGACAGCCAGCGATTGGATGGATGGCGTTTACGATATACGTTACATCGTGGACCGGGAGAAACGTTACTACAGCGCCGAGCTGCTGGTAGCAGGCGGCGGCCCAACTGTATGGGTAAACCTGAATACTAAAGAAGTTGAAGGCTATTGGGGCTGTGACAGAGTCATTGAGCCATTCATTGACAACCTGGGCCTAGATGAATATTGCGAGGAGATGTATGGATAAATGTTTGGACTGTGGTTGTGATGAAGGAACTCTTTTAAAAGAGTTTCAAGAACAACCCGAAAAAAGCTGGTCTTGGTACGAACTGGCAGAAATGACTCCCGTTTGTGTTAGCTGTGGGTCAGAAAATATTGAAACAAAAAAATAAAACCCGAACCGGTTTGGGTGGGACCCGCCCACAAGCGCTAGGCGCAAGGGCCGAGGCGCTCGAGCCACAAGCCACAGGCCTCAAGTCCGCAAGCTACAGGCTCAAGCGGTTCATGGCCCTTGGCCACAAGTTCAAGGATATCCTTCCCCTCATAAAGTTTTATGGCTAAAGGACCGAGGGTCTTTAGCAAGATAAATGTATTCTCAGGATGTCTTACATGGAATGAAATTTGATGAGGACTGAACCTTATCTTCTTATCCAAACTTATCTTTAATTCGATAGTAAAAAATACATGGTTTTCGTTCTGGCATAACAAGTCTGGGGTACCATGAGAGGCGCTATTTTCAACACGAGTAAACGAAATTTTCCACCCCGCATTTTTAATTTGATGCCAAAATTTTGTTTCATTTTTATGCATCTATTCAGGATAAGTTTTAGTCTTTTAGTTTAACAACCTTACCCATTTTCCAACCCTTTTCTTCAGCTATGGTCATTATAATTCTATGTGATTCTCTGACTCCAATCAGTTTGTTTTCGGCCAAACGGATCTGAGTTACATCATAGAATCTACCCTTTGGATCTACGATTTGAACTCTAGCCTCTTTGGCTACAGACGAATTGGTGAGCATTTTATCTAATATCTGTCTTAGTAACTTTCCACTTAACATGGGTTGCAATATACCTAATAAAAATTATAATGCAATATAGGGCATCAAGAGAAATCACAGCGCAGCCTTGCTCTGCCCCAATATATTATGGGACTACCTAAAAAATTAACAGAACAGCAGATAAAATTTGCTCAATTATTAGTACACAATGAAGGCAGGATGACAGCTACGGATTGTGCTAAAAAAGCTGGTTACGCAGAGGACTCAGCTTACATGCATGCGAGTAGATTACAGAACCCAGACAAATATCCTTTGGTCTCTCAGTACATAGGTGAACTAAGGGCTGAACTTCAAAAAAAATATGAGATAACTTATGAATCTCATTTGAAAGAACTAGGTCAACTTCGAGATCAGTCCAGACAAAATAAGGCTTGGACAGCAGCTACCAACGCTGAAGTTGCACGTGGAAAAGCTGGTGGCTTATACATAGATAGAAGTATGCATTTACATAAAAATGTTTCTGATTTAAGTGATGAGGAATTAGATAGTAAGGTTAGAAAATCATTAAAAAGATATGGCAAAATATTTGCCGGAGATGTTGAAGTTATTGAAGCTGAGGACTCATCGTCTAATAACTAAACTTAAATTAAATCTATGTTTATCTTGTTTAGGGGGTATTCCTCTGTGGGAAATATCACTATCAAATAAAATAGCTTGGCCTTCTACACTTGGATAAAACTTACCTTTTACTTCTGTGCCACCGTCATTAGTGTGCAAACTATAAACTGCAGACACATACTCATTGGTTTCATCTGTGTGTTCGCTTGTTTCAGAGGAGTTGTCATAATAATTCCAATTCAATCTTTCTAATTCACCTAATTTATATTTTTCTTTTAGTGCGAAATAAATTATGTCTCCATAATCATTTAACTTAGTCTTCACAACTATGTTACGTTTTCTGTGAAAAGATATAATACCAAAACCTGTGTTGGCTTTGTTTTGATCTATCATTCTTTCTAAAGAAGAATACTCAGAGAAATCATCAGCAATAGTCCAATTTTTCCACTTAATAAGCTCATTCAATATAATTCTGTTTACTCCGTGTGGTAGAATATTGTCTAAAGTTTTAATCACACTAGAATTTTTTCTAGTTTAACAATGCATCCGATTGGGAAGATGTTTCTGTCTGAGAAGACTTCCTCTTTTTCATCATAGCTCGAAAAGGTGTACAAATATTTACTTGTTCGTTTATACACATAGGCATGACTAACCATATAAGCAGGTTCAAATTTATCGAACTCTTCTTTGGTGGCGTGTCCGGAGTCTCCGCAAATGTCGACCCAACGCACAATGTAAAAATAATAACGCTTTTTATTAATAGTTGCATATTTATATTTTGATTTCTTATTTCTTCTCATCACTCCATATACCATCCATAGTCTTTTTTCACTAGGCGACTTTTTTTAAAAACCTTTTTCCCCTACGCGCGTCGGGGTTTGTAGCAGCTGTAGCACCATTGTAGCACCACTTTGTTACAAAAAACAGTACTATTATTGTTGTATATCAACACTTTTTTGTAATTGTAGCATTGTAGCAGATATTTTGGGTGGACATAAAAAATTTTTTCTATTTACCCTGTAATAAACCTATTGTCTCTGTATCATTTGTGCCTTTTTCTTGCCTCTTTGCATAAAATTGTGCCACTTTTGCAAACCATTGTCTTGCGTAGTCTTGAAACTCAGCTCCCTCAACAATAAACCTTTGGAAATATAGGTCAGGAGTACATACCAATATTACTCCTTTTGTAATGTTAGTGCCATAAATTTGATTATGAGCAGAAGCATACGCAGCCGATTGCATAAAGTAATCATCAATCCATTCTCTCTTTTTAGGTTTGTTAGATTGTTTGAAGTCGACGATTGATTGATCACCTTCATAAATACCTACAACATCGGTCTGTCCTGCGTAGAGTCCTGGGTAAAATAAAACCACTTCAGAGCCCCAAATTTCAGTGAGTTTGTCAAATACACCCTCTTCCATGACTTTGGTCGCCATACCCCCTGCAGTAACGCCTACGGGGCTTAGATCTAGTCTATTTTGGCCCTTTAGATACCCTTCTAGGTAGTTGTGCATGATCGTACCTCTCTGTCCACTTTGGTCCGTGATCCTCGTGGCTTCATCCTGTCCTATTCGTTTAAAGTTATCCCAATCATCGGGAGTACTATCTCTCTTTCTATCATTACAACCTACGCAGCACCAAATTAAATTAGGCGTTTCATAAGTTATTCTAGGATCCCAGCGATCGAGAGACAGATTAGTTTTAATCTGAGATCCACGTCCTTGATAGCCCGTACCACGGGTACCCATCTTAGACTTAAATGTAATACTTTTTTCACAATATCGACACAATCTACCATCGCTTTTAGGATGTTTCTTTTTCATATCAGAGAGATGATTCATATAAGATCTCCACATTTCTTTCTTATCAATAGTAGGTCTCCACTTTGTAGAGCTCGGTCTAAACTTAGAAGTAATAATTTTCATTACAAATCCTCTTTCAGTGTTTCTATATTTCCAATCAGAGATAGCTCTATTTGGATGTCTTGGATCCTTGTATGGCATCCTCAGTTACTCTCCCCATTGGTCCTCGTTTTCTATTAGCCCACCTACATTGTATCGTGGTCTTACCGGTATCAGCATATATAATTATGTCATGACCGTAAGGTTTGTCATAGATCCAATACTTCTGAAAGGTTGGTATATCGATTATGTGTTCTGTTTTTCTAGGCATATTTTATTCTTTCCTTGTTCCATGACGCTGAAGCCATAAGGCTTTAAGCAATCACTGATTAGCTGCATATTATATTTAGGGTAGTCATCGAAGATGAACCTAGCAAAAGGTGCACATCGTTCAGCAAAATAGATAGCTTCGGTCATAACATCCCGAGTCATGTGTGGTCCATCAAAATGAACCAACGCATACTCAACATTATATCCCGGGTTCTCAACCATAAATTTTTTGTCTGTCATGTTACAGAATCTAAATTTACCCCTGTAAGATTCAAAGTCTTTAATCATTGTATCTCGCATGTTGTCAGTATAATCATACTGAGCCGGTTCAGCACTGTCGTAGTGTTGATATTTTAAATTACCATAAGGATCTATACCGATATGCATCATGTAATTCTCAGCACTGTCCATGATAATCTTAGAGCCTAGTCCTTCACGAACTCCTATCTCTACAGTCTTATAACCATCACAATTTAAACTACTCCACTTCTCGAGTAGATCATATTCGCTTGAATCTCCCTTAATCATTTTTTCCTTTTCTTTTTTTATGACGACCCATGTACCAATTCCCTGGTTCATAGTCCCAACGTTTACCATGGTGGCCACGGATGTCTGCATACCACATTCTTAATCTTACAATTAATTTTTTAATCACACTCCACCTTTATTTCTAAATTGTTGCATCTGTTCCTCACATTGTTTAGCTAAGCGTTTGTTATCTAAACGGAGCTCTATGAGTTCTTCTTCCATTTTTTTATTATGATTATGTAGCTTCTCATTCTTAAATTCTAATCTTTCAATGGTAGCTTCTAAATCATTTGGTCCTCGATCCTTGGTCATTCTTACTCCTTTCTTGTTATAGACTGGATGATAGCTTGGATCATCTTGCATTTGAGCAATCATCGCTGCCCATTCTTCACAGTCTTTATGTGTCATGATCATACGTTACAGTTCTCCTTACTAACATTAACTGTTCCATCTTTTTCTATAAACCAAACATAAGACCACTCTTGGTTGCTTGGTGTACATGCTTTACCAAAATGCATTTTGTATTTTGTGCATGAAGTCATAGCAAATGCTATGATTATTATTGCTAGTGTTTTCATTGTATCCTTCCTTTAAAAAATTTTTTAAGATGATTTTCATACTCAACGTCGTTGTGTTCTCCAGATAATTCACCCGATGAACTACAGTTTGAACATTGTATAGTTATCTTCTCTCTTTCAGAAGTATCTTTGAAGATCCTCCTGTAACCATTACCCATGCAATCGGGACATATTTTTTTATTCTTCATTTTCTTTTATCTTTCGTATTACTCTTTCCATCTTACGTTTTATATATAAATGGTTGTATCCTGCTAGTTGGCAGACAAAAGCAAAGTCATTACTTGGGGCTACGAACCAGTTTCTTGCTCTATCAATATCGTTGTCACTCCAACTTGTATACGTAGGTCTATTCTTAATAGACTTTGTAGCATCGCTCGCAGCCAAAACTAGTACGGATTTCCATAACATCATTTCGGGAGTTGGTTGATGATCAACGTGTTGTGTTTCAGAAAATAGCTTACCGCTTTTGGATCTTCCCATTGAGCCTCTTATATTCTCTGTTGACTAAAATTGTCACAACTTGCGAACGTGAGACATTGGGATCATCATCCACAATAACTTTTCTAATTGAATCAATTTTAGAGTATGTGTCTTTTTTTACCGACAGGTTATTATACTTTGTAAAGTCAGTCATATTATTATATCCTTTCTATATTTAACATATATAGGATATCCTATTAAATTAACGATAGAGTGTCAAATGAAATTTTTATTAGTTCTAAAGGTGTGTTCAGCGTTGCATGGTAATTGCTTACCTGAGAATCATATAGGTGTTTTTGATTCGTGGTATGGTTGTGCCAGACAGGGGACGGTAGAAACACTAGGTATTCTAGACTCAATGGATCCTGGTCTAATAAATGAGAAAAAGTTATTTGTTGCTTTTAGTTGTCAGATCACCAACGAGACCTAAAAATCAAAAAAGCGTTTTTTTAATTTTTTTTCACCTACTGCTATAACAATTATTTTTTGCCTTAATTCACTTTGCTTACTTCTAGAGCATTTGTAAAAAGTGCATGTGATATAATAGGGTATGAAAGAAAAAGAAACATTAACATATGAAGAAAAACTTAAGCTGTATGAAGAGTGGGTTAAGTTCTATCTAGAACATAAATGGGTACAACAAGAGAATGGTCGTTGGAAGTTTGTGGAATTGGAATTAACTAAACCTGATCATTGAGGTGGTTCGTCTCCACATATATAGCCTATAACTCTTTTACCTTCATACATGTGATAGTAATGATTGCTCATAAAAGTTTTCTTTCTTTTTTCAACAGTAGTAATATTGCGATGAAACCAGCTGCTACATTCTTGATGTATTTCAAATGTATCTAATTTGATGTCTCCACCAAAAGTTAAATACATTAATGTGATCATTATAGGTTTCATTAACGTCCCTGGCCCCGATATTTCTTAGGACGTTTCTGCCCTGGTCCCATTTTTTTTCTTATTCTTCCTGGTCTTTTTCTAGGGGTTCGTTTATGGTAGTTGTTAACGCCAAAGAGCGCTTTTCTTTTAGCCATCTAAATCTTCTTGTTTTAAGTACATTCTTTCTTCATTGTCTTTCATCTTCATATATTTAATAACACCATTTACTTTTTGTTCTACATCTTCACCACAGTTTACACAACGATAAATACTTGGAGTTAAATTTACTAACAGTGTTTTGCTATTACACTCAGGGCAGTCTCCGGTAACGATTTCGGTAACAAATTTCATTATTCCGACCACGGTTTGTAAATAACTTTACCGTCTTCTCTCATGGCTCGCAATGA